CCAGGTCGATATAGGCCTTGTCCATGTATGGATCATCTCCGGGATACCCGCCCTCGAAGGCCGCCGTGTAGACGACCCGGAGGGCCGCCCCCAGGTCCATCCCGTCCTTGATGGCGGCCCGGATCAAGATGCCCAGGCGACCCGCCTGGCAGGGGTTGGGACAGGTTGTGAAGTCTTGGCACCGATGAGCTGGGGTGGGGTTCTTCTGGCACACCCAGATAGGATCCGCGGCACAAGCCGCCGGCTTCCCGGTGCTTGCGGGAGCTTGATTAATCATTCCTGCCCTTCCTTATGCTTTGGGGTTGCAAGGGATCGCGGTGCGACACTGGTATTTATTCGGCAATTTGCTTGATGACCTTAACGGTTTGCAGGGTGGAACATAGAAATTTTACATGGAAAATTCCCCCTGGAGGGAAAACATTTCCGATAGAAGCATCCTATTTTGTGATGGAGGGAACACTCTTTTCTATTGATTTATTTATGTTTTATCCGACGCAGGGACAGAGTGCAGGAACAATTCGGGTGACAAGGCACGGCCGCCCAGTAGAGCTCCCAGGCTGTCCGGGCCCGCCCGTCGCGGGTCTTGGCCGCACCGCTCCGCCCATAATTAGTTTTACCTACCCAGATTTGCGTATCCCCGTCCTTCCGGGGCACATCCGCGGCCACCACCTGGTAGACCCGGCCGTTCCAATGCTGGCACCAGGGACAGGCGCCGGCCGCGGTCACCCAGACGGCTTCCCAGCCCTCCGCCGGATCCACCGCGGCGAGCTGGCCGTTTGCGTGGGCGGCCGCCGTCTCAGTCAACGCCAGGCGCCTCCAGTCTCGATTCAGCTCCGCAAAGGTATCGAAGCACCGGCGAGCCAGGGGCCCCGCTCCCTCGCCCGCTTCTCTTGAAGAAATCAAAACATTCATGAGGCCATGGCGGGCGTTCTCGGCCAGGTCCCGGCATCCCTCGAGGGCCCGGGTCTTTGTCCACTCCAGCGCGTAGAGCTCCGCCTTGTTGGCGCGGCTCACGGCCTCCGGCCAATGCTCGGGCTCGCCGGCGGGCGCCTCCGACATGGCCCGGGCCCGGCCCAGCCAGTGGGCCTTGATGGCCAGGGCGGAGGATGCCTCCTCCTGGGTCCGCTGGTGGAACAGGCGCCCCACCAGGCGGTCGATGAGCTGGCCCCATTCGTCCCGCAGGGCCAGGGGATTCCCGCCGGCCTGGTAGCGCCTGGCGATGGCGCCCCACTCGTTCTCCGGGATCGGGGGGATGCTCGACTGGTTGGGCATCATGGCCTTGCGGAGCTGGCGCGGGGGCTTGACGCCCAGGGCGGCCGCGTAGAGGTGGGCCAGGAACTGGAATCCCACCTGGTAGAAACCTTCCTCAATGGCGCCCAGGCGCCGGTCGGGATTGGGCCCCCACATGGCGCGCTCGCGCTCGACGGCCGCGGCCGTGGGCGCCAGGCCAGGCTTGCGCGCCACCAGGCGCAGGGGCTTCCGGGCCCGGGCCGGCGCGCTAGACGTGGGCATGGGTGACCTCCTCCGGAAAGTCATCGGGGACGGCGATATGGCGCGGCTGGAGGCCCTCGTGGCGCCAGTAGGGGCCCACGTAGACGATGTTGTTCCCACAGGCGCGGCACCGCGACCTGGCCCCCAGCTCGGGGGTGTCCTGGGACGGGTGGAGGGCCGCCATCAGCCCACCTCCTTCATTTCGCGCAGGCGGTCCTTGGTCTGGAGGGCGCGCACGTTGCCGGGGCCCTCGTCCTCCACCTGGCCCTCGTGGACCTCGCCGGCCTCATCACCCTGCCCTTCCCCGTCCGGGTCCTCCTCGCCCTCGCCAGGGCCGCCGGCGAAGGGGTTTCCGTCCTCGCCCGGGGCGCCGGGGCCCGCGGGCTGGTCTGGAGCCAGCGCCTGGGAGTAGAGGGCCTGGAGCTGGGCCGCCATGGGGGCCGCGCCCACCGCGGCGTCCGGGTAGGCATCGAGGCCGCCCCAGACCTTCCGGGTTTCATCGAAGGTCATGGAGAGGCTCATACGCTGGAACTCGGCGCCCAGGAGGCCCGGGTCCGCAGGGAGCTCCCCGAACCACCCCAGCGGGTGAGGCTTCATGCCCAGGCTGGCCCGGAGCTCATTGATGGTGGAGACGCGCTCCTCGCGCTCGCGCTTGGCCTTGGCTTCCATTGTCTCGAGGCCGGTGAACTTGAAGCGCCACCGCGAATTGAACCGGGCCAGGACCTCATCCGACATGAAGCCTTCCACGTCCGCCAGGAAGGGATCCAGGCCGGTGTCCCGGGCGCTGGCCAGCCGCTCCGCCGTGTCGTCGCCGGAGAGCGGGGTGCTGGAGCCGCTGGAGAACCCGTCGAAATGGATTTCCTTGGGGTCCACGCCGTAGATCCCGGACATGACGGACACCTGGAGGCTGATCCACTTGACGAAGGCCATTTCATCGAAGTCCTGGCCGGTGCTGGTGAACTGGGCCGCGGCCTGGCCGTTCCGGGAGAACAGCACGGGCATCCCGAAACGATTGTTGACGCCGCGGATCTTGGCTTGCCAGGCGCTTTGAAACTGATCCATGGTCCGCCGGTCGAACTGACCATAGACCGTCAAGATGCCCCGGGGGATGGCGTTGTTGTCCATGCCGGTCTGGGTGTAGTCCATGGCCGTCAGCAGGGAGCTCATGCTCTGGACGGACATTTCGAGCTCGCTCCGGCCGTAGCCGCGGGCCTCGACGTAGGGCGAGACGTTCCTCTGGAACAGGGCGAGCTGGTCATGCGAGAACATCATTTCCGGGAGGCCCACGAGCGACTGGTACGCATAGATGCCATTGGGATTCGGGGCCGCCAGGTAGAACGTCCCGCCGTCGCGCAGGTAGAACGAATCCAGGCCCGGGAACCCGGACAGGGGCACGAGCTCAATGGCCACGTTGTCATGGGTCAAGGCCTCATCGGTGAGCTGGCCCAGGAAGCTCTGGAAGGTCCGCCGGCCGTCGCGCCGGCGCATCCAGGGCCGGAAGTCTCGGCCGCTATGGGTGATGAAGCTGGTGAGCCAGTTGGCGTATGCCGTGTCGTCCTCGGTGAGGAGGTGCTCCTTGTCCTCATGGAACACCCGGAACCCGGGCTTGTCGTCCTTCTCGCTGGGCTGGGCGAACCGCTTAACCTGGCGGTCCCGGGTCTGGTGGATGGAGCCGGCCACCTCCACCCGCTGGCGCATGGCGCGGAGGGCGTCGAAGGTCAAGCCAGGTTTTTGAATATACAAACCGCCGCCGCCCAGGATGCTCCAGACGGCCTCCGTGCGCGCCTTGGCCTTGGCCGCGTCCGGGTGGGCGAAGGTTAGGGCCTTCATGAGGAGGCGGTTGCCGGTCCTCTCGGCCTCCTGGAGCCGGGAATAGTCCGCCCATGCCACCTGGGCCTCCGGGTTGATTTCGATGGCGCCCTGGAGCGCCCGCATCATTTCCGCGCCGGCGCTGGCCACCTCATCGTCCGGGGCCCGGTGGTCATAGGCCACCTTGGCCTCTTTGCTCACCTGGCCGAAAGGGATCACGCCGCCGTTGGAGGGGGAAAAACTCATAACGTCCATTGCTCATCCTCTGAAAGGCCGGCGGGGCCGGAAATTTGGTCGTCCTCATGGGGGTAGAACCACTCACACGCGGGCATGTTCGCCTTGACCCGGGCCCGGAGCTGGGAGCACACGCCGCCCTCGCAGTAGGAGCACACGCCGCAGCAATTCGCCTCCACCCCGCGGGCCCCGGCGAGGTCCGTGAGGAGGGAGGCCACCTCCGCCGTGTCCACCATGCGATGGACCTTCACGGGCTCGGGGGAGGGGGCCGTGGGCGGAGGTGGAGGTGGAGGCAGGGCCGCCGGCGCCTGGCGCGGGAAGCCTGCCGAATCGGATCCATCGGCAAGTCCGGCGTTCCAGCCGGAGCGGCCCAGGGTGCAGAGGAAAACGCCAATGGCGGCCGCCATCACGCGGTCGTCATGCTTGCCAGAGGTGGCCTCGGCCTTGCCCATTTCGTTGAGGTGGAAGCTGTTGCACTCGACCCAGAACCGCGGATCCGGGTTGTAGTAGGCGCGCCGGCGGATCACCTCATCCAGCGCGTCTAGGATCATCGGCCTGGTGGTCGTGGTCGTCGGGAAACCAGGCTGGAGGAAGGCCGTGCCGCTGCTCTGGTTGTATTCCCGGTGCCGGTAGACCTCGGGATAACAGGAGGCCTCAAGGCCGGCCAGGATGGTATGGCCGTGGTTGTTCCGCTCGACGGCCACCACCGCCTCATAGGCGCGGCCCACCTTGTCGATGATCCGGGCGTAGTCCACCGGGCGGATCCGGCCGCCGATGGCCGCCACAGTGCGGAGGCTTTCGACGTGGGTGACGTAGGCGCGGGAGAAGTCAGACCCACCATGCTCCGGGTCAGAGCCCTGGGTGCCCTTGTTCTTGCCCTCGGACACGTCCGCAGAAAGCATGTAGAGCTCGCCCGGGCGGGGGTCCTCCCACACCTGGACGAAGGACCTGGGCTCCCGCGGGGCCGGGGCGCGCTTGGCGGCCTCGTGGCCCTCGTTGACGGCGGCCAGGTCGAAGAATGGGGAACCGGAGTGCAGGAAGGCGCCCAGGAGGGTTTCCGGGTATTCCTGCGCGAACAGGCCTTTCTGGGTGCCTTTCTTCCACCGGCGCCAGGCGATTTGTTCCCGGGTGAGCTCCTGGCCGCCCTGGGCCTTGGGCGCCATGAGGGCCAGCTCATCCGGCTCGAGCGGGCGGGCCGCCTGCTCCGGGGACAGCTCATCCCAGGGCATCCGATACTCGGGGTGATCGAACCAGGGATAGAACACCACGCGGTCGGAGCTCCGGCCGTGGAGGGCGTCGTCCACCGCGTCGTAGTATTCATTGAAGCCGTTGACCGTGGTTTCAAAGGCGATGTTGCCGTTGCGGGGCACGGCGTTGACGAAAGAGGCCTGGAAAGCGGCCCAGTCCTTGTAAAACGCGGCCTCGGAGGCGTGGAGGTTGTGGATGGTGCCGCCGCGCCACGGGTTGCCGCCCTCGGTGGCGATCACGAACCGGGAGGGCGGGTCGTCCGCGGATCCGGCCTTGAACTCCACTTCGAGCTCATACTTGGAAGCCGTGTTCTGCACCACGGCATCCCGGAGCTGGGCCGGGAGGTTCTCGAACAGGGTCTTGTAGGTGCGGAGGAGCTCCTGGGAGATTTTCAGGTCATGGGTGAGCACCACGCTCACGCGGCCCGGGCTCAAGAACCCGTCCATAAAGAACAACGCGGCGATGAACGTGGAAAAGCCCAACTGGCGGGGCTTCACGATCAGGTCCCGCATTCCGCGGAACGAGTCCACGCCAGGCACCCGGGAGTAGTGCTTGCGGAGGTGCGCCAGGTAGCGGAGCTGAATGGGATTCATCACGAAGGGCCAGAGGGGCCCGCCGTCCTTGGTGCGGATCTTGAGGGTGGCCGCAGAGAACAGGTCCAGGCGGGCCCCCAGCATGGCCAGGCGCCCCTGGCGGTCCCCAGGGAGGACCGAAAGCATGGCCTCCGCGGCCGCCTGCGCCTCCAGGCGCCGGACCTCCTCGGGGTCCAGCTCCTGGAGCGCGGCCGCCGGCAGATGGATCAAATGGCGATCCCAGCGGGCAGGAGGACGTTGATGGCCCGGCGGGCCCGGCCAGCGCGCCGGGTCGGGGCCGGGACCGTGACGCCCTGCCCTTCCAGGTCCGCCAGCCAGCGCCGGAGGGTCGTGGGATCCACCTCGAGGGCCGCGGCCGCCTTGTTCCGGTCCCCGCCGTGCAGGTTGACCTGGTGTAGGGCATAGAGCCGCACGGCCGCGGCGGCCGTGACATTCGAGGGGATGGAAAACTGAGTCTTGTTCATGCCTTCTCCAGCTTGGTTTCTTCGATTGCAGCGGCCGCGGGCGTCCCGGCCGCGGGGCCGGTGGCGGGGGCCTGGTTCCATTGGGTGGCCGTAGCCAGGTCCAGGAGCTCGGCGCCGATGTTTTCCGGCAGGGCGCAGAGCACCCGCTCCCGGATGGCCTTGAGGAGGTCCGCGGCCAGGAGGGCCCGGGCGTCATCGACCCCGCCGGTGAAGGCGTAGCCGGCCGCCAGGGCGTGAGCGCAGGCGGCCGCCTGGGCCCACCAGCCGGTTTCCAGCGGCAAGGGGTCCTGGTGCCAGTCCCAGGCCGTGGCCCGCATTGCGGCCGCCTTGACGCCGGCGCGGTTGATCCCCTCGGCCATGGACAGGTAAAGGCGCTTGAGGGCGTCCAGGGCCTTCGCTTGGATCCGGCCGGTGCGGTAGACCTGGCCGGTGTCCCCCATGCGGTGGTAGGCCATCCGGAGGCCGTGCAGGGCGCCCAGAAGGTGGGCCCACCACAGCGCCTCAAGGTCATCCTCCGGGAGGTCCTTGACGTGGATAGGCGGGGCCACGGGCATTTCGCCGGCGTTGATGATGGGATCCCAGGGCTTCATTTGAGCCTCCAGAGGCAGTAAGCGAGGCCGCCCAGCACCGCCAGGCGGCACAGGGCGGAGGCCAGGGCGTGGGCGGCCCAGCGGTTCATTCGCCGTCCTTGACGCGGGTGTAGCCGGACTCAAAGGGCGCGGCAGGGCTGAAGCTCCGGTAACAGTCGTCATAGACCAAGAAGTAGCCGCCGGCCTGGGGGCTATGCTTGGCCATGTATTCCTGGGTGACGACGATGGGGGCAATACCATCCTCATCGGGGACGATGACCCATTGGCCGGCCGCGTTGGTCTTGACCTGGTGGATCTTCACGGCCCGGACGCGCTTGTGGCATTGGTAGAGAGGGAGGGGGAGG